AAGTTGAGCAGCCGCTTCACTTTTAAGTTTTTCAAGTTCATCCTTTGTGTCTTTTAAAGAATTTTTGATTTCAGCAAGATCAGCCTCGCTTTTTTCTTTCGCTTCTCGCTCAAGGGCGATCTTGGATTTCCAAGATTCGCTGTGCTCTGTTAGTGCGTCTCGCATAATTTCACCGATGGTCTTAGCCTCCGAGTCTTTTCTGACTACCGAAGCGACACTTTCTGCCACCTTGGACATCAATTCGTTAAATTGTTCTTTTTCCATATTAAAAATAGTTTTAAATTTGTCTGAACTTACATTAATATTAGCGTTTCGGGAAATTTTATTATGTTTTTTATCCCCCCCAAACATCTGAGCAGGATAAACCCCCTTCACTCTTGCGGCTGGATTTGTGGTTAAAGCCGCGCCCAACGGAAAAGTTTGGCCTATAATCAGTCTATTTATGGGAACTCCATCTTCGTCCTCCCCGTCGCCGCCCATACCCTTTAGATATTGCGACATCTTACCCTTCTCTTCCGATGAAACGATAGTAGACTCATTTAATTTTTTAGAACCGCGAGCCACTTCGTAATCTCTGAACGCAAGCTCCCAACTAGCGGAAATGCTTTGGTAGGATTCTTCCTCTTCGTCTGAAGATTCCATAATAGCTTCCGCAAGCTGCGGGTATATTTGTCTGTAAATTAAACCAGCAGCAGTAATGTAAAACGGATTTTCTTTATTAGCGTAGGATTCAATGTCATTGTTTTGGAAATCAAATTCCTCTTCTGAAAAAGATGCGTTAATAATATGGCCCACAATCTTATCTTTCTTGTGTTCGATATTAATGGGCTTGTTAATAAACCTCTTGACAGCGGCCACCGCTGTCTTTGCATCAATCCCGTCTCCGTTTTTGTTAAATTCATTAACAGTCGCCAAATTGAAGACCACAGGAAGAACATCAATGTTTTGTTCTGGGTCAAAATCAGCGGGAAGCAAAGATTTCGCTGTTTCCCAAATAGACCCTTTCGAGATGCCGAAAGCGTCAAATTCCTCTTGTTTGATTGGTTTAATTTTACCTATGAATTGGCAAACGTCATAGTTATCCATAGTTTCTATTACACCTGAATTTTAGTAGAATGATATAAAATTGCAGATGAAAGATCATCAAGTTGATGAGTGGCCCCAACCTCAAGTACTTTTTTGCTAATATCCAAGTCGGTAAGTGTGTCTAAATTATCTACAACCTCTGCTAACGTTGCGTCCCAATCTTCCGTTTCTTTCGCCAAAATGATTGATTCACAAACCCGTGTTACAAGCTCCCCTTTTTCTTCGTCCAGTTCATCCATTCCATACTTAACTGCGAAATCTCTTAAAGCCCTAAGCTCAAACTCATCTACCATTTTCGTTGCTTCAACAATATTCTTTTTAGAAAATGTCTTAGAGTTAGAAACTCCCACAGGTCTTCCTCCAGATGGAGAAATTATTTTTTGAGCATCTTTGGGTTCTGGGTCTCCTCCTCCCCCTTGCGGAGCTTCCCCTTCGCCGTCATAAAGATTAATTGAATTGACAAGAGGTAGGTAATGGCCCTTCTCTCTTTCGTCTTTAAATTTATCTTGCGCTGAGTCCATGTCTTTGGGATCAGGAAAAGTGCCAGTATGAACGACTTTCATTCCTTGCTCTGGAGTAAGGACACCTAATTCCATTAAGCGTATTGCCAGCTTAGTAAGATTGTCATCATCCAACGTATCGTTTTTGACAAATTTTACTTCTGGCCAAGCTCTCAGGCCAGCATCCTTGCACACCCTACGAATTTCGGGATTTAAGAATTCATCTAAAAATAAGTTCCGCGCTTCCTCCAGCCGCTGGAAAAACACTTTCATTTTGATTTTACCATCAGCATACTTAGAATCTCCAATAAGGATATTTTGCGGCCGACTACTTTGTTAATATCAGGAATAATAAAGTTCGCCTTAGTTGTGTAGTCCGAAACCAGAACGCGCCCCACGCTTTGATTCCTGAAAATCTTTTGCATTGCCGCAAGGTTTTTGTGGTTAACGCCGCCCTTGTCTGGCTCGTTGCCCATTGTAACAAGCAACACCACGTTCTCGATAGAGCGGCTTATCGCCTGATCTATTTTCTTTAATTCAATTTTTCTATTCAGGTCATCCAGAACAGCGAATCCTGTAGGAACAGCCATTGGCTCATAATCTTGTTTTTTTGCGAAAATAACATGCAAGAAGTCAGGATTAAGTTTGATTTGTATATTTTCAGAGCTTGAAGTTGTGCCTCCCTTAAGACGCATCTGCACCTCCTCGGGTAAAGAATTGAGTAATTCGAAATCGTGCTCGGTTTGAGGATTCTTTAACCGCGAAATCTCATACGGGGTAAGAACCTTAAAATATTGATATTCATTAAAAGATAAGGAACCCCTTGATGCCACATCCGTAGGGTTAATGACCATATATTTAATGGGAATTTTTTTACGCACACTTGCGCCATAAGTTTCTAAAACTTTTTGGGAATTTTTTATTGGTATTAACCCATCGACCCGATACAGAAAAACATTTCCTGAACGATAGTATTCCCTAAAATATTGGGCTTTAAGGTCAAACATTCTCACCCTCTTGAACCACGCATCAATAAATTTTCTAGACTTTGCGCTTCCTCCTTCAAGATATATGGAAGAATCTGCAAATTCAGAAAGTAAGTCTATAGTGCTTCTAAACGTTGCTATGTTAAAATAAGCTTTTTGGCAAAGCAAAATAGCCTCCTTTGCGTCAACAGAATCTTTTGAATAATTAAGAGGTAAAATCCCCTCGTCAATATTCGCATATTTTTTAGCTACAGGATTGGTGGCTATCCTGTTTGTTCTGGCCGCAGTCCTTCTAGTGGGTTCACTTAGTCTAGAAGCCTGTACAGATTCGTAAATGCCCTCGCCTATCAATTCGGGTTCTGCATTACTCCCCTCGGATTTAACAACGTCTTCAAGTGGCTTGGAGCGGTTTTTAAGGTTTTCCCAATATTCTGATCTTTTAGTGTATTTACGAGGCATATTGAAAGTTTACACTAAAGTTATAAAAGTAACTTTGAAACTTTTCAAATAGTGAATGGAACAAATGTGCTCTCTACCTGTTTTTCTGGCATGGCCCCCTCTGCGTCGAAAAACACTTTCGCAAACCAATTCCCTAGAACCAAGGCAGAATAAGAGTCCTTTCGCGCTCTATGTGGGCCTTTTTGTCTTTTTAGATTCTGTGGTAAATTAAATGACTGTGAGCCTTGAGGGTTTGTTAAAACTTCTATATTAGCACATTCACCTTTGGTCATTTCTATAATAGACTTTTGGTGGTCAATTAAATCAATCATTTTCGCGCCTTTGGACGAGGCGTTCATTTTTATATCCCACTTAAGCTCTTCAACTGGCAAATTCTTTTTTCTCTGTTCGTCAAAATGAGCATCAATTGCTCTTGACGCAAATAGAACCCTTTTGTGATCTATAGATGCTTGCAACATCTCATTGGCGTTTCTGATCCAGTTGGCGGTAGGTTTTCTCAAGATGCAGTAATTTTTCTCCCGCACATTATATTCATTCTTGAACCGCAAAATATCTGAATGCCAATTCTCTGACTTCTCAAGGTCTATATCAAGCACTCCAATTTTCACTTGTGCGTTTTTAAACAGTTGACTTTCGTTGCAAGAGTTAATGAACTGCACTCCACCGTTATAGTCCCCACACATACCGACGATATTAAAATGCTCTATTAGATAGAGAAAATACCTCATATGCTCTTTTAGAGAAACTCCCGCAATCGCATAGCTATGAACAAGGCAAACTTTCTGAGCATCCCTGTCGATTTTAAACACATGCATTGCAAAATGGTCAGCACTGGTATTACCTGCCCAGTTAGGGTCAAAGGAAAGCAGATATTCATCACTAGGATTGCCGACTACTTCTACAGCGGGGGATTCCCCATCAGGGATAGTGCAATCAGCCATTTTTGACAGTCTAAAATATCCATCACTCTCATCGATAAATTGTGCGCCAAATTCCCTAGTAAACTGCATTTCACTCATAGTGGCCTTCGCTTGTTTAAGCAGGTTCTGGTCATACAATTGCTGTGGGGCGCAGTCATAGCTTAATTGCATAATTAGCCTATATGCGTCGTCTAATGATTCATCATCTTCGTCTCTTTCAAATCCGTGTATAAGTTCCTCGTATTTTTTATAAAGTTTATACATGTATTCAAACTTAAAGGATGGAGATGACAAAATGATCAATTTGTTGTTAGACCACACATACCGATCCTCTTCCTTCATCTCGCCTTTGTCGATTAACCTCGTTTCTAGGTTGTATAATTCCTCTCTTTCTGTTGGGTTATCTATAACCCCTAGAAAGGGGATAATAACTTCATTGAAAATCTTCTCTGGGATTGTTAAAAACTCATCCAACACAATACGATTAAATCGAAATCCACGGAGTCTCTCACCATTGGCCAGTGGTAGAGCCACTGCTCTGGCACTTCCTATTTTTAGAGTCCATTGGTCAGTTCCTTTGGTTATTTTGACCCCGCACTCTTTGAGTAGTTTTGCTTCTGGTTTACTTAATATATCTTCCATCTTTTGAAAGATTTGTTTTGATTGCCTGAAGCTACCTGCAATAACACCTA